AAAACTGGAGAGCTCTTCGCCTGAGTTGAAACTGGCCGCTTCCCTACTGGAGACATGTTTTTCCAGTACCTGTTGCCCGTGCTGACCGCCATCGGTCTGCTGCGAGGCAGCACCACCCAGCTCGACCACACTTGGTTCGAATGGCTGGGTCTGCCCCTATACTTCTCCCTCCCTGACTCGTGGCAATGGGTCTCTGAGTGGTGTGAGTACTTGGGGTTGAAAACCCTAATGGGTGTACCAGATGCTGACCGTTTCCAAGATCTCATCGACGACTGCACCCAGCTTGAGGTTACCATCTCCTCATGGAAGCTCGCAAAGTCCCTAGGGTCTTTCTCACCAGTAGGATTCTCTAATCGTTACTATGTCTGCAAAGTGCTTATTGGCCGCGGATACGTTACTGAACAGAGCGCCCCTCTACTCCTGAGATTGATGGCTTTGCCTTGGCTTGTGATTGACTGGATCTTGTCCCTGGGGCCCATAGCCCTAATAATCCTCACCACATGTACCATCATAAGTGTCTGCGCGCTAGCCCTCTACGTCTGTTACATCTTAGCCAGACGTTCTAACATCCAAGTGGCTTGCGATCCTCCACCTTTCACCCATCGAGAGGTCAAGGATATCCTCTGCTCCTACTTCGCCAAGAACAAGCTTGATGTTGATAGTGTGGATCCAGACCCGACCGGACACCCCAAGCTTGCCTACATCAGGCGGCAGATGGAGAAGGCAATGCAAGTCTTTCTCCTCCGGTTGAACCGCAAGATTCGTGACGTTGGCGGCAGCCTCTCACGAAGTGCAAAACTCCTCAAACAGGGATCCAAACATATCTGTTTCCCTAATCTCACATCTGCTGATAAGGAGAGGTTGGAACTCGCCAAGAGGAACCTCGACGCTGAGGCTTGGGAGCATATAGGCTTGCACAAGGGGGACGAGTGTCCCCATCGCAGCCTACCTTCCTACATGACCTATGTCGATTTCCACCTTTCTCCCGAACAGCTTTGCCGCACCATCAAGAGCCCGACCCTGATACTTACGCATGATTTCGCTAAAGTTGACAAGGATGGCGAACAGTGGTTTAACGGCGAATGTGACATCAAGAGGTATGGTGACTTCATCAGTTTTCAGACCCGAGGAGGGTTGAAGTACACCCATGGCTACCATGCCTGGGAAAATGAAGGAACCATTTGCACCACAGAAGGCACCTTGCGGTACTACCGAGTGTACGAGGCCCACGGCAGTATCATCATCTACGCCTGCCCAGTAGCCGGCGAGTACACTCCCCGTGTTGACAACACGCTTTGCTCCACAGCCGGTTCAGCCGATGCTTATAAGCTGAACAACGGTGTGGAGGCTCATGTCAAGGGTGACGTCGTACAGGTTGGGGACCACGAGATTTCCAAAGATACCTTGTACCGCGTGGCATACCAAATGTCATTATTACCCAGGGATGAGAAGTGGTTACCCAACTGCTCTAGCGTGTTGAGAGGTCGATTCACTGCTGATGAAATGCCTGCATCAGCCCTGCACGACTCCCTGCAATTCGTGGTTATGCTAGCGGACCGCATGGCTGTCTCTTATAGACAGTCCATGATCGGCGACCCGCAGTCGTATAACTTTCTAATGCGGCGAGTCTTACTGCTTGTATTGAACTTGACCTCGCGACTGCCTGACACTCTCAGCGCTCCCATTGTTGCTGCATTCCGCAGCTTCAGGCGTTTCCTGTCTGGCAAGTCTCCTAGGCATGCCCTTTCCTCATGGATGTGGACTGTACACAGAGTACCCACTTATGAGGTTATGTGGGATAATGTTGCTGCCATGCTGATTGACCCTAAGAAGCCAAACAGTGCTAAGCAGCCCTTTCCATTCAGTGGGGCGACAGCTGTTGCCCCCACTGTTGAGCAACCTAGCGGCGATACCAGCCAAGACGAGGGAAAACCAGCTTGCAGGGATAGAAAAGAGAGTTCTAGCAGTTGTTCCCCTCCCTCACCCGGATCTAGTGGAGTCGGAAAGAGCCAGGCCATTTTGCAACCTGCAGGCCTACCTGACGACCCCGCGAATCTACCAGCTACCACTTCCGCTAACACCCAAGCACTTCCGCAAGGAGGTGTTGGAGCTGGCAAGAAGAAGGCTGAAACAATCTCCCGCACCATCTGCATCCATGCCGTGCATGGAGGACGTAACCATGGCGACGACTGTCGAGGCTACGGACTCCAGTATCTGGGCAAGGAAGGTTCCGCACTCCGTCGCGATCGCAACCGCGGAGCAAGTGTGCCTATTGGAGACCGTAGAAATTCGGGTACCCCACCCCCTCCATCCAGGAAAAGGGCTGACAGATCTCAACACACTGGCAGCACAATTTCTGGCGAGCAAACCAAATCAATGGTTGACTCAAGTGGAGCCAACTCCCTTCCAGACGTGGGTCAAAAGATTCTCCCCGTCAAGACAAACGCAGCTAGAGGCGGGAAGGGAGTGGGTGGCGCGACACGGCCTGTTGGAAAAGGATTCCATAATGGCAGTGTTCGTCAAGGTGGAGACGTCAGTCACAGGAACGGATCCTCGCAATATAAGCCCGCGAGATCCTAGGTTCCTCTCCACCCTCGGGCCCTTCACCAGTAGGCTAGAGCAACTAGCTGTATCCTGCCCATATCTGGTGAAGGGTCTCGACACGTACAAACGTGGACCATTGCTTGCCTCTTATTGGCGAGCATGCGTCATTGAGACAGATTTCTCCCGGTTTGATATGACCGTCTCACAAGACATCATCAACACCGTTGAGAGGAGTCTGTTCCGGCGTTGTTTCCCCGAAGGACTCTACCCTGATTTGGATGCCTGTTTGTCTTATTTAGACACTATGACAGGTGTATCGGATCTTGGGATCATGTACACTGTTAGTGGAACTAGAGCCTCAGGCGACGCCCACACTTCCATTGCAAATGGTTACATCAATCGATTTGTCATATGGTCATGTCTCAGGCACCTAGACCCTTCCAAGTGGGATTCATTCCATGAGGGTGATGATGGTGTCATATTCCTCGATCAGGATATTTTTGAGACAGCCAGGGAGTGCCTCAAGTTTGCATCGTGTCTTGGCTTCAAGTTGAAAGTCATATGCCCTGAGTCTCAGGACTCGGCTGTGTTTTGCGGAAGGTTCACCTGCACCACATGCCACCGGGAGTATTGCGATCTACCGCGTGCGTTGTCCAAGTTCCATACTACAACCAAGAACGGAGACTGCAAATCCCTCGTCTTGGCGAAGGCTTTATCTTACTTCGCCACCGACGCTCACACGCCCATCATGGGTGTGTTGTGTGACGCGCTTATCAAGCTCCTATCGCCCTTAGTCAGCCAGCGCCTTATGAGGCGACGGTTACACACCATGAATTGGTGGGACCGTGCTAGGGTACTGCAGGGGATAAACATGACACTCGCGGATGTTTCTCCGTGTTGTCGTGCGAGCGTGAGTCAAACGTCGGGCTTCGATCCGCCGCTTCAGGTTGCTGCCGAACAGCAGTTAGCCAAGTGGGCGGTCGGCGTTGATGAGTGGAACCCCATTGCTGTGTCGGATTTCCTTGTGGATATCCCCGGCCAGTTGTGCGTGTACTAGGGAGCTTTGAACTGGGGTGGTCGTCCAGTAGACTCCTGAGACCACAGGTGTTGTCTACTAAGACTATGTGTACTCGCCCACAGTTGTTTTCACTGTTCGAGGACCACCCCGAGGAAGGTTACATGCTAGAAGAGCAGATGTGCTTAACGTGCAACGAAAGATTCTACATCAAACACTTTCTCCCGCATTACTACGACTATGTCGAAAAACAAAAAGCCAAATGGGTCCCGCTCCGCCCAAAAGAAGAGGAGCCAGCAGTCCCAGAGACAGGCGTCCCGCCCGCGTCAGACTGGCAAAGTTACCCTCAACCAGAGGGTGACTCCACTGCAACAGTCCAATGCGAATTACAGACCTATGAACAACAAGGTCTGTACTCTCAAGGGTAGTGACTTATTGTCGACTGTTTCCGTCGTGCCCAGCCCCACTGATGTGGATAGCATGATCAGGAAAACGTTGGCCATAAGCCCCAGTGCGTACCCCGGTACCCGCCTCACTCAGCTTGCTGATATGTGGGAGCGTTACCGATTCCGCAAGTTCCACATCCGGTATGTGCCCTCTGTGCCAAACACCTTGTCGTGCCAGATGCTCCTTTACCAGGACACTGACCCACAGGACGACCCTAAGGACATCGGTACCACCGACGCTCTCCTTAGGCAGGCCACAGCACAAACCGGCTCTCAACAGTGGAACTTCAACTCTGCCAAGTCTTTCGACTTGGCATCTAGAGCTGATAAGGAGTTGTACTATACTGGTGAGCAGAAGGAGAATCGTAGGTTTAACCTCCAGGGTATTGCCTATTTGATTCAAGTGTCTGATGCTCTGGATTTCAATGGTGCTCCCATCAAGGACAGCATGACTTGCGGTTCGCTTTATGTGGACTGGGAAATTGAACTTCAGACACCCCAGATGAATCCCTCTGCTACTACCCGCAGCGCTGGTAGCGTTAGAGAGCAGCATGTGAATGTCACCATTGACAATGTTGACACCCTCACTGTCGTGGCAAGGGACACTGGTTATGTCGCCCCCACACGCACTGTCATACCCAAGGGTATAACGCCAGACAAGAACACCATGCTCACCACTGTCCACATCAATGGGCAGGAACGTGCCGCCAATTATTTTCGAAAGGTTGGCGGGGATGGTCGAGCTATCTATGGTCTCAATTCTGGCGTAGATACTTACGTGGAAAAGGGTGACGTCATCACGTTTGCACGTGGTGCCATGGAAGCAGGTATCACCGTGACGTGGACCATCTCTTATGGTGGTAAATTGCAGTCCGGCCCCGGATACCTCGTAGCGCCCGACCCCTTTTTCTGGGTTGGCACATACGAAGTCTATGAGGGTGATGCTCCTACCGATCTCATCGCACAAGGTGACGGCTGTATAACCGTCGTCGACCTTATGGGCTCGGGTGACGGCGCTGTTATTGCCGCCGTGCGCATCACCGATGATGGGCCAGCGCACCTCGTCACAACTCGCGCCACCGGAGGTTTCGATCTCAATGGCGGCACACCTGTCGAGTTTAAGCGAGGTGACATGGTCCACCTTTGGGCTCCCCCTGACGCCGATCCATATTCGGGCCTCACCTTCTCCATGACGCAGCTTGTCTACTAACTGCACGGCCAACCAGGCCCGACTGTTTACAGTCCAAGACTGACACCCGCTCTCAAATCGCTGAGCGGCGTATTCGCGTGGGCAGGCATTACACTCCTGAGTAACA